GCAGCAAGGAGCGTGCCCGCGACAGACGCGATCGCACCGAACGCCTCACCCAAGGCAGGCATGGCCGGAGCGAGCGCCTGCACAGCCACTAGCAGGCCATTGAAGAACTCCACGAGCCCCTGCCTGAAGGCTGGGTTCTCCAGGGCGGCAGCAATCCCCTCGAGAGCGGTCTTCAGCGTCTCTCCGATCATGGGGAGGATTCTCCCCAGGGTAGGCTCAAGGGTCACGAACGCCTGACCGAGCGCCCCAACACCCTGGAACGCCTTACCGGCCGCCTCGCTCATGGAGGAGAACAGGTTAGTCAGTGTTGACTGGAACAAGGGTCCATTGACGGCCTTATTGGCGCGGTCAAGCGCCGTAGCAATGGAGTCGATCGGGGCGGACCCGTTAGCCATAGCTTTGAAGAGGCCGCCGATGATCCCTCCGAGGTCGACGGTAATGTCCTTCAGGGTGCCGAACGCCTTCGCAGCCGCACGAATCGACTCCTCCATGCGCCCAGAAGCGGCCGCCTTCGTAGCCCACGCCTCAAATGAGGCAGCCAGGTCATTGGCCCACCGGGTAATACTGGGGAGGAACTTGGCACCCACCTCCCCCATAGTCAGGAGCCCATTAGTGAACGACGCCGCACCGGTGGAGCCAATCGACAACGCCTGCGACAGGTACGTCAGGGACTGATGGAAGCCCTGAATGTGTCCACCAGCAGCAGTAGCGATGGCCGCCGTCATCGACCCCAGGTTCGCAGCCACCGACTGGAGCGCAGGAGAGAGCTCCTGAATGGCCACGTTCGCGAAGTTGCGGATAGGCTGCGCCGCCTGCTCCCAGTAGGAGGCAGAAATCTGCGACTGGAGGTTAGTGAATGCCGGCCCAAGGTCCGACAGTACGGTCTTGGCGTCCTTGAGGGCCGTGATAAGCACGCCGACGCCAGCCGCTGCAGCCCCGAAGATACCAGGGAGGGCCAGGAGGGCTGGCGTCGACTTCGCCAGGCCGACACTCAGTGAGGAGAATACGCCCAGGCCACTGCCGATCACAGACACGGCACTGCCGATGAGAGTAGACACCGTGCCGATCTTCACCGCAGCCGTATCAAGATTACGGAGGAAGTCATTCAGGTTCCGGCCAATCGACTCGAAAACATTCCCGCCAGCTAGAGCCTTCAGCTGGGCGGCAACGCGAGCAACGGACGCCTTGCCGAGGCGCACATTAATGGAGACCCACCGCGAGCGAGTCAGGCGCTTCAGATCGAAACGAGCCTTCCCATCATCCAGGTCGACATTAACGGTAGCCTTGCCCTCCAATTTGTTGAGCTCATGCTTGATCTTCTTCTTCTGCTCCTCAGAAAGGTGCGGGTGAACGTCAACGACGGAGCGAATGTCAGACAGTTGCTTCTTAATGGCCGCCTGTGTGCTCTTGTCGAGTTTCGCCGAGACACTAGCCTCAGACTTGATCGACTTGAGCTTCTGCTGAATATCGGCCACTGACCGCTTATTGAGCTTCAGCTGAGCCTGAATGTCGCTAGCAGCGCCCTTGACGTCCCTAGTGAGTTTTGCAAGGTCACCCCTGCCGACAGAGAGGTGAACATTGGTTCGAATATCCTCCAGGCGCTGCTCAATGCGCTTCTTATCGGAGTCAGAGAGGTTCGGATTGACCTTCAGCTCGGCCTTCAGGTCGCGGAGCTTCGACTTCAGGGCAGCCAGTGAAGACACCGGCAGGTCAGGCTCAACAGGCAGTCGAGTGTCCGATTTACGGACCTTCTCCTGAGCCTTCTTCAAGGAAGTGTCATCGACGTCAATGTCAGCAGTGAACTCGATCTCGAGCTTGCCGACCTGGCGCTTAATCTGTCTGAGCTTCTTCTTGAGTTCACTGGCGAAGCGAGAAAGGTCGGGGATGACCTTGACGCCAAGCTTACCTACTGTCCCTTTAGCCATCCCCAACCTTTCATCCTATAGCCCCAAACAGGGCCGCCATCGCGGCGGTATCCTTAGAAGATACTACCGCAGCGTCCGCACCCAACACCGGGCGCGGCGCCCTCTCGTCATCCTTCAGGTAGGCGCGGCCGCGGCCGCTAGCGCCCTTCATCTGGAGCGCCTGGTTATCTATTACCGCATTCAGGCGCTCAGAGTCAGCCGAGTAGCCGAACCACTGCATGCCACCCAGCTGGGTGGCCCTGTAAGCCGACCACGGTTCATGCGCTAGGCGCTCAAGCAGAGACTCAACCAGGCGCACCCTGAAGTCGCCATAGACATCGATCCTATACAAGGCCCACATATCCGCAGCAGCCTCAGGGTGCGCCTGGAAGAAGTCAACTACTGCTTGGCGCCGATGGCTTCCCCCGCATAGGCAGTTGCGAGAGTGATAGCACCCTCAAGGCCCTTCTCGTTGAAGAACTCAGTCCAGCCGTCAAGGTCAGTGATGTAGCCGTGCTCCTCAAGGAACTCCGCGAGGTCAGCGAGAGCGTCAACATTCTCGTCACTCAGGTCGTCAGAACCGTCTACCATGGGGAGAACCTTGGCGGTGAGGCGAAGTCGCTGAGATGGGCGCAGGGCGCCGACGGACTTAAAAAGCTCGTGCCCCTCGAGCTCACCGAACTCGGGCATCTCTAACTTAGGTGCGGAAGCCATTTCCATCTCCTTAGCGGGGCGTTAGTTTGGGGTGTTTCCTGGTGGGCCCCACACACCCCTACATGGGGCCCACCAGGAGGATATCACTGGATGGTGATCTGCTTCGGGTCAGAAGCCCCGATATTGTTGGTGACCACCAGGTTGATCGTACCCTTGCTGGTGCCGCGAGGCACGTAGGTGGTGATCTGGGTATCGGAGTCCTTCTCGAAGGAGGCAGCCGTGATGCCGAACTTGACCTCTCGGGTGCCGTTGAAGCCGGTACCGGTGATGACGACCTTGGCGCCAACGGTGGCGGTCGTCGGGGTAGTCGCAGTAATCGTGGGCTTAACGGTTCCAACACCGGTGACAGTGCGAGGCTCAAGCATCTGGACGCGAGTCTTCCCCGACGGGGGAGACAGGAGCGTGCCAGCGATCTTCACCTCAGAGAAGTTGTCAAGGGAGAGGGTCGGCAGGTTACCGGCCAGGGAGACGCGACGGAACAGCATGCCCGACACCAGCAGACCGTCCTCAATGACGATGAGAACTGCCTTCTCACTGGAGTTGTCCAGCTCCACGTCCCAGCCGCCCTTGGCGGCGTCGTAGGTGGAGCCCGGGAACGCCACGCGCATGACGTCCTCGCCTAGGTTGACGGCGTTGATGGTCACCTTGTTGGTGACGTCCTCACGGGTAGAGCGGACACCCTGCCGGTCCCAGGTTCGCTTCGTTGAGGTGTCACCGCCGTCGGTCTCCACCTCAATCAGGTTCTCAGATGAGGTGTCACCAAGCCAGGTCCACCCAGAAGCCTCAAGAGTAGTACCGTCACCGAAGGTGTAGCCCCACAGGTTAGGAGCCTCCGTGTCAACGTTACCGATGTAGACGTGCCCCTTACCGGCGATCTGAATCTTGCTGTTTCCGAGGTTAGCCATCAGGCCCCCTTCCTGGCCGTCACCTGAAGGGACGAAACCATGTTGATGTAATCTGCGGTGGTCCCCATGTCCGTTTCCGGTGTGGGTAGCTGTGTCCACTCAAGGTAAGTGGCCCAGCCTTCGGAGGTGACCATTCCGTCCCTCCAAGCTTTCTCTATGGCCTGCACTAGTGCGTCGCTCGCATCCGACACGTCATCACCGTCAGGGCCGGTCATGTACAGGCGCGCCCTGATCTGCGTGGCCGCGAACGTTGGACCCGACGGGTGAATGCGGGAGATCGTCATCTGGACGCGACACACGAGCTCATTCATTGGATCATCCACGTCACCGTGCGTGCGCCACACGATCCGGTTGAGGATCGGCCACTGTGCGACGCCAGCAGCAGCAGCATCCTTCACATACCGATAAATGAAGGGGAGCGGGTTAACGTACGCCATCAGAACCCCCCATTGTCGTGCACGACGCCACGAAGGATATTAAGGCCGGGCACCCACGTCCTATGCCTAGCACCCTCTCTCCCTGAGCGGCGGCCCTGGGCGTCCTGGTAGACGTAGTGGCCAAACTCGGCGGCAGCATCATGATCCGTGGAAGGGGCGATAGTATAGTCCACCTTCCCCTGACTCATACTGTAGGACGCCAAGAGCTCACCAGAGTCTACGTGCGCGGCGGCGCGAGCCTTCACCTCCGCCAACACCTTCGCAGCCGCGGCCCTGAACTCAGGCTTACCGGCCACCACCTCAGCGATATCCTCATGGACTTGCATGTTGTCGTACACGTGGATCACTTCGACACCGCCCCTAACGTATCGCATCGGACACTGAAGTGGCGTGTCATGGGGGATGCGTCGTAAGTCAACGGCTCGCCAGCCTGCTGGAAAGTCTTCCCGACCAGAGCATCCGGGCCTTTAATGATCTTCACCCACGAGTGCGGGCCTCCCGGCCACTTCCTGCCGGTACCCATGATCTTCAGGGTAGTCTCATCAGTGAGGTCGCCGCGAATGACGCGGTTCTCCGTCGCCTTCAGGGCGTTACCCGCTGACGGCTGCACGAGGACCTTGTCGATGTAGAACGTCTCACCGCGCTCGAATCGGCGCCCAGTGCGACCCTCCTTAACGACAGCGAGCGTCACCTCGACGGCGTGTGGGCCATTCTCCAAGTAGCGGCCGCGCCGGGGTCGGAACCCTACCATAGCGCCACCTCATCCTCGTCGTACACTGGGTGGTCGCCAGCGAAATCCAAGGCGGAAGGGCCGCGCAGGTACGTGGGATCAACCGTGAGCGGCCCCTCAAGTGCCCCCAGGTAGTGTTTCCGGCGCGCATAGCCATCCATTTCGGCTCCAACAGCACCCCACCCTGAGGTGCCAGCCTCCAGGGCGCGCCAGTCACGATCAGTGATCTCCAGGATGCCGGAAGCGACAGCCTGGTTCACCGAGTACGTGTAAGTACCCTCGGTCTCATATTTGTAGAGGCCGCCGCCAGGGGCTCTGAGGACGCGGGAGACAGACTCAGCCTCAACCATCCGCATGATGATTGAGAAGCTGTAGTCAACACGACACCGGTTCACAGCATCGGGCATGCGAGACAGGATCAGGGCCTCAGCTCGATCTAGGAGAGCCTGCACCCAGACTTTCTCGTCATCCTCCAGGTATCGCATAAGCGACCCCTGAACATCATCCAGTGTTGCTACTGTCACGTCTCCACCTCCTCAGAAACTCTGGCCACGGGGCGGCCGCCAGTGGTTACTAGCGGCCGCCATCCGGGTCACTTGCTGGTGATCTTCACGAACGCGCGAGGGTCACGCAGGACCCAGCCGAACTGGGCCTCAGCGAGGATCGCGCCCATGTTGCGGTCGAAGAGGTCCACGCCACCGGCGCGCTCGGTCGCCTTACGGTAGGTGATGGTCTCGACGAAACCGAGACGCAGGGCGTCCTTGAAGTCTCCGCCGATGCCGAGGAGCTTGGCGGCCGGGGTCTTGGCTCGCTCATAGCCGGAGACGGCTCGAGAGTAGGTGGCCGGGACGCCCAGGACGGTACCGAACTTCGCGGTAATGTCAGGGGCCTGCTGGTAGAGCGGGCGTCCCTGGGCGTCCAGGGCGTTCACCAGGTTGCTGCGGAACTTCGGCGCCAGCAGGAAGTGATCGAACCCGAACTCAGACTCGTCTGCGTCGTCCAGCACAACCTTGTCGTAGGCGGCAGACAGCTGCTTGGTGAAGTAGCCGGTAGCCGTGGAAGCCAGGTCGAGCTCCTGCACCTTCGTGGTGGAGGTCAGGGCCTCCTTACCGGTGATGGCGGTTCCGGTGGTCGCGTCAATGCCGTGGATGACGGCAGTGTCGATAGCACGAGCAATGGCCTCGCCAAGGGCTCGCTGGATACGGGAGTACTCGCCCAGCGGGTCAGCCTTAGCGGTCTCCTCCGAGTAGAGGATCATGACCGCAGCCTTGACGGGCGTGACGGTCTTGACCTTGCTGGAGAGGGTTGCCACGGGCTTCAGGCCACCCTCCTGAACGATACCAGCGGTGGGCTGGCCGACGGGGATCGGAATGGCGGTGCCATTGATGGAGACCGGGACGCTACCGGCAAGGCCCTGAACGACAGAGCCGTTCATTGCATTGTCCCAAATGCCCTTTACGACGGTCTTGGGAAACGCGGCCTCATTCCCGGCGTTGGCGCCGAGAATCTTGGATACGGTCTCGATCTTGGCTTCGTTGTCGGGATTGTATGCGGGTGCAGGCATATGCCCTCCTTACTCGTTGGTGAGACCGAAGAACCCGAGCGCTTCGTTCAGGCCGTCGTCCTCGGTCTCAAGGTCTGCATCCACCGCAGGGTCGCGGGGGACTGAAGGCGCGGGCGTAGCGTCTGCCTGCTCGCGCAGCGCGGCGAGGGCGTCTACCTGCTCCTGCCACGAGTCTTTGTCTCCGGTGAGGAATGATGCGAAGCGGGCCGGGATGTTGGCCTTGGAGAGGAGGCCCTCCTTTTCGGAGAGCTCGGCGGCGGCCCGCTCGGCAGCTTCCTTCGCCTCCAGCTTCTCAGTGAGGGCAGCCAGCTGGGCGCGCAGTTCTTTCACCTCGTCGACCGAGGTGGTCTCAGCAGTAACCTCAGGCTCCTCAGTGGTAGCCTCCTCGACCCCATCCTCCTTAGAATCCTCGGCGGGAGTCTCCTCAGGGTGCTCGATAGGATAGTCAGTGGTTGAGATAGGTCCGTCAGTCTCTTCAACGACGGAGGGCTCAGGCGCGGGGGTGTCGCTCATTTGCGCTCCTTCAGCTTCTCCCGGAAGTACTTGTCCATTGCGCGGCGAGCGTCGGAGCCATGAAGGTCCTGGTCGCGCACAACCTCATTGTACACGCGTTCGAATCCGATCTGCTGATCCTTCCCTTCCCAGTGCTTAGAGGTGAAAACCGGCACGATTGTACAGAAATCGTGATCATGGAATCGGTCGACCCTTAATCCGGCCGACTCGGACGACTTATAGACGGGCCCTCGGGAGGCGAGCATCGCGCAGAACCCACAGGGGCCATTCTTGTTGGGGTGCGTCACGCGAGCGAAAGCAAAAGGGCGTGCAATCAGTTCGCCACGGGAGTTGCGCCGATACTTGTCCGGCACATCCGTGAACACCTTCATGCGGCGACGGCGCTCCTTGACAAGCTCCTCCTCGTCCAGGACCCTGACAGCCTCTTCAACGCGCTCAACGATCTTGTCGAACGCCTCATCGAGGCTCATCTTGGGGCGTCGCCTCGACTCAACCTTCTCGATATCCTCGACGATCGCCTTCTGGGCACGCTCAGAGAACTCACTAAGGTCCTTCTCCAGGTCATCCAGGGCGCCCTCAATGAGGTCAATCGAGGAAGGGGCAGTATCCACTGCGTCCGCTACGGTTCGGCGCGCAGCAGCCAGAACATGCCCCTCGAGGGAGCGCTCTAGGCGGCGCATACCCTCGGGTGACGACAGTGCCCCCTGAGTACCGCGGATAGTCCTGGATATCGTCTTCGGTGAGTACCCGGGCTGCGGAGGAATCCACGACTCTGGCACTCCCGCCTTACGGGCCTGCCCGCGCAGGAACAGGGCGGCCGCGGCCCACGCCTGCTTCCTGGACCGCCACATAATCGGAGTCAGTAGGTCCCCGACGTGTTCCACGGGCGGGGGTTCCGGCAGACCATCGAACGCCTTGAGCGTATCCTCAGCCTGCTTGCGGAACAACATGACGATACTGCGGAGGATGGCGTAGAACAGAGCCTCACTCACTCTTAGGGGCCTCCTCAGCATCCTCCGGCACCTCGGGAGCCTCCGGCATGTCTATGCCAGCATCGGCGTCCATCTTATCCCCGCGCGCCTTCTCGCGGCGCATCTGCTCAGGGGTAAGATGCAGGAACTCTCGCGCCGTCTCATCTCCAATAACGCCCTGACTGTGTGCCTGAAGGGCGGTAGCCATCTGCGCAGACGTTGAAGGCGCCGCGGCGTCGCGCCACATAACCTCCAGAGCCTCCAATCCATCCAGGGACATGCCGTGTGCCTGGGCGACGATTCTCCCAACGCGCTCGAGGGCGTCACTGAACTGGCGCTGCTTGTTCTCGGCTCTGGCGATGAGACGGTCCTTCGCTACACGCAGGGCCTCCGCCGACGTCGGGTTATTGTCGGAAGAGACGCCCATCATCGACGGAGGGATGCCCGTCATCGCAGACAGCTGCAGCGCGTATGACCGGTACGTGTTGATGAACGGGTCCAGCGCCATGCCCGTCAGCTGCTTCACGTCGCCACCAGAGGGGATGGCAATCAGGTTACCCATATACGCCTGCATCTTGTCCGGATGCTGCGCCAGCATCTCGGCTGCACCATCACCCACCACCGCGCGCATAGGGGAGGAGGCCACCTCCTGCGCCACCTGCAGGTTCGTCAGAGTCCTAGACGCTGCGTCAATGACTGACGTGAGCTCACGAAGATCGGAGCGCCCATACTTGTCAGACAGACGAGCTCGATTGAACATGGGGACGATCGAGGCGCCCCACTGATCCTCACGCCCCTGGCCAGCACTCTTCCAGTCATACCTGCCCTTGACGTAGAACTCGACCCCATCGGGCGTGTAGTAGGTGGCGCCAACGGCCCCATCGTCGCGACGGTAGAGAACCACACCCTCCACGACCTCGCCACGGAAGTTGATGCGCACCCGCGCATGTTTAGAGTCAACAGCCCGGATCGATGAGAACTCATGACCGTCATCCGGAGGAGCGATAACCCAGTATGCGGCGCCAGCGCTAATGGCCTCAGCTGCCGCCAGGTTGAACTGCGAATCCATGTCGTTCGCCTGCCAAGTCTTCCGCAGGAGCTCAACCACTCCGGACTTATTGTCATCGGCGACACGGTACCCGTCAGGGATCAGAATCTCCGTGAGAACATCCACGGCCATCTTCGCGAACGGCGCCTGAATCTCAAGGACGCGCGCCTTAGCCGGCAGGCTAATGCCAACAGCGTCGAGACGCTCCTTACCCTCATAGTAGCCCTCATAGGACGCGGGGCGGTAGGCGCCAGACGCGAACTTAGAGATCATCTTCTGGAAGCTCACATGAGCACCTTCCACTCACCTCGCGGAGCAGTCAGGTTAGCCCACTCCTTCGAGTTCTTCACATGTCTATAAAGCATTCTAGCGCCGATCATGCACACAGCGAGGTCGATCTTCTTAGACGACTTCGGAGACTCCTTCTTCACCGACCAGCGGCCCTTGAACTCGTTCACTCGACAGTTCGACACATGCTCACCAAGGGCAGAGTCACCATCATGAGTGAACGTCTGCTGCTGAATCTCCGTGAACGCCGTCTCTGCCGCCTCGGCGAACTGGTAAGCGTGAGACCTCATATCCCAGGCAATTGGGGACGCAGACATGCCTCCACGCACAGCTGGGACGATAAGGCGGTCACCGAAGTCCTCAGGCCAGGCAGTACGGGTGAACGACTCCCACTCGCGCACATCGGCCCAGAACGCGACCACGTTGTAGGTTTCGAACGCTTTCCTGACGCCCGCATCCACTGCGGCCACGTTCACCACGCCGAGGGGCTTCTCCGGCTTCCAGTGCCCGATCTTGAAGACATGCCCGTCCTCCATGCAGCACCCTACGAGGGCTGTGTGGTCGTTGGACTTGGAGCCGTCGAAGAACATTACGATCCGCTCCCCGGGCTCAACCTTACGGTCAGGCTTACGCAGCTGCGTCCACTCCTCCAGCGTAACCCATGATGCCTCCGCAGCGTTCGGGCGATTCAGGAAGAAACGGATAGAACGCGATTCGGGGTATTCGGGGGACCAAATCTGCTCCTTGGTCCCCCGAATACCCCGAATCGCGTTCTATCCGTTTCTTCCTGAAT